ACTGCCCGATGACGAGAAGGCCAGGTCTTCACCCGGTACTTTTTCGTCACCCGCGAATACCGAACCAACAGCAGCCGCGACCAAAAGGATCGGGGTGCTCGTGGTCGTGGTGTTCGCCGTGATCGCAAGTTCACTGCAAATTAGTAATGCACGCATTGAATTGTCTCCTAAAGTGAAATGCGCTTAGACGGTGGTGATTACGGCGTGCGCGTTGCGCTTGCCGGTCGTCAGTGCCGCTTTGGCTGTCAACGCCCAGTAATGGACATAACGGTCGTACACACGGGGCGGTCGCCGAGCGATCATCCAGTGACCCTTGATCGGGCGAAGCTTCAAGTGCTTCGTGTTAATCATGTACAGGCGCTTCAACCAGCTCGGGGAGCTGGAAAGATTCGTCTGCAACACGTCGAACACGGGATTCCACACAAGCGGAACACCCTTGAAGTACAAGCCCGTCTCCGTCCCCTCACCGACACCGTTGTCGAGAGTGATGGCTTTCTTGTTCGTCGAGTCGACGAACACTTGACGAGTCGTAACGCCGCCAACACTGCCCGCGTCTGCGCGGTAAGCGTCGAGGATCGTCTCACCGCACAGGATGAAGTTCGGGGCCTGGCCGCCGACCTTGATACACGCACGCCACGCCACTTCCATACCTGTCGTCAGATTGCCGGCAGTCGCCGCGCTTATGCTCAGAGAAGCATAATTCTGCCACCAGGTGTTCGTGGTCGTGTTGGTCGCGATCGTGCCTACCGTCTGCGACGTGCCAGCGGCAGTCGAGATCAGAAGGTCGAGTCCGGGGATGTTGGTCGATGACGCGGTGCCGTCTTCGTGCAACATGTAATCGAAGTTCTCAAGGAAGCCCAGTTTCAGGGTGTCCATGTTCTCTTCGAGGAGGTTCATAAGCTGGACCTTTTCTGCGTCCGTGGGAACCGCATTCCGGTCGTCCGTCATCACGATGCCGTTCTGTGTCAGTTCGTCTTCGTTCAAGCCGAAACCGTCGTGGAAGGCGCCCCAAACATACTTCGCCTGTTGCAAAGTGCGCTTGCGGTTGTACGTGACTTGGCTGTCGCCGAAGTACGATTGGAAATTGCTGTCGTTCTGGTAGCGGAGCTGTTCGACCACATACTGTAGTCCGCCGCCGTATTCCTTCTTCTCGGTCATCAACCGCTTGATGAACGGACGATTGATATTGTAGTTGTCAATCGGGTCGTTCTTCAGGAAGTAGTTGATGGCCGCATTGCCCGCGTAAGCGAGCTGTTCGCTGTTAAAAGACATTGTAGAGCCCTCGTATGGAATGATGGAATCATTCTGGCTTCGAGGGGCACGACGCCTCTTTACAATGCTACCGGCCGCGAGCCGGCTTACCGCTAGTCAGATAAGCAACGCCGATCTTATGCAAGAATCGTGCCAACGTCAAGTTGGACGGTTTGGCCGGTCTCGACACCGCAGAAGTCGCGCAACCGGAACGGGGCTATCAGCTCGACGAGCGTCGGCGGGTATTTCTCACCTTCGAAGCGCATCGCGAAGGCGCGAGCGCCGTTTACCTTGACCGGATAGAAGCGGCAGGGGCGCAAATGCCACGGGGAATCAAGTCCTTTGCCGCGCGTCACCACGTCGAGCACGGGCGCGCGGAAGTAGCGCCAGTTGTAGTCGAAGGGCTCGGTCGTCTGTAGATTCAGCGAGCCGTGAACCGGCCAGAAGCCAAGAATGCGCTTGATCTCCGCGGCGCGGCGGCATCCGGCGTAGTTGAACGCTCTGGACGCGCCGCCCGCGCCGACGCGCACCGTCGCCTCGTACCGCTTCGCCGGCAGCGGGAGCGGCCGGCAGCGCCACACGACGCGCGGGTGTATCCAGCCGGGGCCGACTTCGGTGATCGAGAAGTACTTCGACGCCGCTGCGCGAATCGCGTGCTCCGTATAGCCGCGCTGGTTCTCGCCGGTCATGTTCATCCGCACGACGTTATCGCTCACGTCAACTGGGGACTCCCACATGAGTATGCCGTCGTCCGCGATGTTGGTGCGCAGCCAGTGCCATATCGACTGATGATCGCCGCTGACGTTGTACGCATGATGGTACACGTTGAGCATGAGCACCACATCGTAGTTGCCGAGATATTCGTACTGCTCGCCGATGTTCATGTTGAACCATGCACACTCTGGCATCGCTTCGCTGTTACGCGCGGCGATGTCCACGAAGCCTTGTCCCGCGACGATGCGCCCGCGATCGACGCCGGTAACCGCCAGTGCGCCTTTCTCCAAAGCGATCTTGCACCACGCGCCGTAATCGCATCCAACGTCGAGCACTGTCTTTCCGGCGAGCGGCGGGAGCGGCACCGCGTGGAGCTTCACAGCCATGCGGCTCGGCGTCTGGTAATCACCGAAGGTAGACAACGTAGTCTTCATTGCGTAGGTTTCCTGCTTGACCGTTAAAGTACTTATCGACAAGTGCGATCCACTTCGGCGACTTGTCCGTGTTGGCTGTGTGGTTGTAGCACTGAAGCGCTTCGATCTTTTTATCGAGCGACGCGTCGCTCAGCGTGCGGCCCATCGTTGACTTTTCGCCGAACGGTATTCCGTACCCGAACCCGAAGACCACGCCGCCATACGCCGCGCGCACTGCGCTGTGAACTTGCTTGTGGTGCGCGTGCCCATATTCGCCAACGTGGTTGTGCGTCACAACTCTGGCGAACTCAGATAGGCTTGGAAGATCGAACTTCAGCAGTGGCTCACGGTCTTTGGCGCCGAGCATGACCGACTTCACGCCGAGCACTGCGCAGGCACGCTTGAATGCGAACGCACGCGGCGGATCGTGTGCCGGCGTCGAGCAGCAGATCACAGTCCACTCGGCGTGCCAGTTATCTTCTATGATGAAGCCGGCGCCCCACAGACTTTCGTCATCGGGGTGCGCCACGATCATCGCGGCCTTCACTGTCCCGCCACGATCGTAATGTGTTTGCGATGCAAGTGCGCTTTCGCTTCTTGATCTGTGAGCAGCACCGCGCCGCTCACGGGGTCGGACGGGTGAATAAAGATCGTGGTGCTCGACGTGTACCACTTGCCCTTGAGCGTCATCTGCGGCGCCTCGTGATGCACGAACGGCGGCGGACGCTGGTTCCCCGGCTTGGCGTAGTCCGGGTCATAGACCGGCCAGTACGCGCGCATCGGGCCGCCCGTGCCGAACACGAGCGAGTCTTGGCAGAACGCTACGGTGCGCGCCACGTTCACGCGCACGTTGTCGACGTTGTTCGGCGCGCGCCGCGCCCACCCGCCTTCCGGCGTCGTCTGCCAAAAGTAACGACGATCGCCGCTGAGCCGGTCGATGCCGAGCGCGATGACCGGGTAGCCGCCGAGCATCGCGGCAACCGCGACAGCCGTCATGCCGGAATCGCCGTTGAACATCCATTCGGGGATGCGGTAGTCCGCCCACGACCATCGGTTGATGTTCGGCGTTGCGTACTTCGCCATGTACTCTTTCATCGGCTGGCGCGTGCAGCCGAACGTGTTGTCTACGCTGACGATGTAGTCGACCTTGAAGCGGTCTTGCATGAAGCCATGCTGATTTGCCGAAATTACGCACGCGGGTAGGTCAAGCGGTATCCGTGGCAGAAACTCCGCGACGCTCGGGCCACCCCCTATAACGAGTATCGGCTTGCGCTCGTATAGTCCCGCGAGATCGCTTATCAATTTCATTGGCGGCCTCGTCGTCGGGACCGTCACATTCATCGTCGCCGTAGGTGTCGCAGTCTGAGGGAGGCATGGCTGGATTATAGCCGGTGTTCGCTGCGTCATTTCAAGTCTTCTTTTTGGACGGCGGAACGATCGGTTTCGCGGGCATAATGCGACGTGCCGCACGCGCCAACGCCTCGCGAGCGCGTTGGCATGTACCGCAGGCCATCAGAATCCTTCGAGCGCCGAGTTAATCGCGTCCAGCGCCGACTTCGCCGCCGTCGCCGTGCCGCCGCCCGCGGGCGACTTCGGCCGCTGCGGAACGGTTCGCTGCGTCGCTTGCGGCACAACTGCTGCGGCCTTCGGCGCCGGCTTGTAGTCGGCGTATGCTTCGGCGAACGCGGTGCGCCACGTGCGCGGGTTCAAGCGCTTGAACGCGGGCTTCATGAACGGCAGAAGTTCATCGATCTTCTGACGAGCGATAGGGCCGTCCTTGGCAATCAGCTCCTCTTCGTACTTATTCATGTCGGCGATGCCGAACTCTCTGTCAGCCGCGGCTGTCTGCTCCGTGGTCTGCGTCGTCACTTGCGCGGTGCGCGTCGCGCCTTCGCGGGACTGGCGCTCGCGCATCAGCGCGACTTCGTGCGCGCGCTGGTTCGTGATCTTGCCCTCTGCGATCTCGGTCACGAGGTCCTTGTTCGACTCTTCGCGCAGCAAGTTCACTTCGTAGAGCGGCTTGCCCATGCGAACCGCGAGCCCGCGCAGCTCGGCCTTCAGCACCGTGTAGCAGGTTTCCAGCGTAGCCGGGTCGTTGCTTTTCACGCCCTTCATGTAGCCGATCATCGACGCGAACTCTTCCGGCGTGCCCGCTTGCTGTACGGCGTCGAACAGCGCGGTGTGCGATTCCACGACGCTCTTCTGCGCCGTTACCGTCTCAATCAAATACTTCATGCGCTCCGCGGTGCGCTTATTGAGCCCTGCGGGAATCGGGTCGTTGATGTCGTCGGGTTTCTTCGCCGCGGCGGCTGCGGCTTCGGCCGCTTCGCGCGCAGTCTTCTGTTCGGGAGTCTCGGCGGCCTTCGCGGCGTCCGCGGCTTCGCGCGCCGTTATCTCTTCGGCGGTTTCCTTTTTGAAGGTGCCGTCAGCGTTGCGCGGCCGGGTGTCTTCGGAGGCAACTTCCTCTGCCTTCGGCTGAATACGGCGACCTTGAGTGGCTTCCTCAACAGCGTCATTTACCGCGTCCGCTAGGGTCGGTTTCTCGTCGACCTTGGCCGTAGCGTCCGTCGTAACGAGCGCTTTGTCGTCTGTCGTCGTCGCCGCTTCCGGCGCGTCGATCGTTGCGTCTATCGCCTCGGTCGTGTCTTCGTCGACCTTGATTTCGTCTGTCACTGGTGGGCTCCATTAGGCTTGTGGTTTCTGCGTTTCTCCGCCTGAAGCGGGTGTCTTCTGGACCGCTGGCAAAGGCTGCGGCATCATCGGGTGAAGGGGTATGTCGCCGTCTGCAACGTGCTCGCCGGGGTGATCGGGTGCGCCCGCGAGAACGTGTGAGGGTGCGCCCGCGGGCGTCATGGCGGCCTCGGGCGGAAGCCCTGCGGCCTTCGCGCCAATGACTGCGGAGTCGAGCGCCGGCAGCACCCCCTTGAGGGCGATGCTGACATTCGGAGGCGGCGGCGCGGGCGGCGGCTGCGGAGGCGGCGGCGTTTGCGGAATGAACTCGTTGATGTCCAAGCGGTCGTCCATGCGGTGCAGCGACTCGCGCAGAAGGTTTTCAAGGCAGTCCGCGAGCGGCGGGTCGGATCCCTGCACCTGGCGGATCTGCACCATGAGCTTCTGTAGCAACGGCAGGAGCGACGCCCAGTTAGCTTTGTCGGCCGCGACGTTCGGCTTGCCGCTGGTGCCGGCCTTGATGTCGATGTCGACCATCGTGAGCAAGTCCTGCACATCCATACCTACGGGCCAGAACGCGGCGGCGCCCGCGATGCGCTGCGCACCCTGCGCGTCGATCTCTTGGACCGAAGTCTCGCCTGTGTACTGCGCAAGCTCGTCGAGCATATCTTCGAGAATGTCGCGGTCGGAAGAAGTGCGCGATGCGAAACCCGTCTGCTGAATCTGTGCCTCGGTCGCTGTCTTTGGCTGAGCGGCTGTCGTTTGCTGAAGCGCCTCTTGCACGCCAGAGAGGGATTCCATATCGCGCGTAATCGATGTCACGTCCCACAGCCGCACGTCGATCGTGGGTAGCGGCTTGACCATGACTGCATTCTGAATCGGCATCGAAATGTCGGTGAGCTTGAGCCCCGTCATTTCACCGATGACTGATTGTTCGAGCTTGTGTGCATCGTCGGCCGACACGAGCCCTGAGTTGAATAGGAGTCCGGGGATCGAGCGCTCGCGAGTAAGTCGCTGGTTCGATCGGCAGGCCGCATACTCGTCTTGCAGCTTGCGCAGGCGATCCGACAAAGACTGTGGGTGACGGTCGCCGTCTACTTCGAAGAACGCAAGGGCAAAGTAGGGGTAGAACCGCGATGACGCTTGCGGCGGCGTGTACGGCTCTACGCACCATATCTCGATTCCTTCGCACATCGTATAGATGTTGCTGTTGCGGCGATCCCAAAGCTCTACGAGCTTGACGAATTGAACCGGCTTGCCGCCGCCCATGATCGATGCCGGCGCAGCCTTGGAGTAGTTGCCGCCTGTGGCGTCCTCGTCAGCGGTAGACTGAATAGTGTCGCCCTTCGACGCGGTGTTCTTCTGGTAGTACGTTACCGCGCGCTTCGCGTCGTCATCGGTGAGGCGCGGAAAGCGCTGTCGCAGCGTATCCGGCGTAACGTACATGTCTTCGGAGAGCCAGTCAGCGACCGTGTAGTCGGCAAGCGATGACACGTCGAGCGACACTTGCATGTCTTCGGCGCGAACGAAATCGTAATTCAGTCCGTACTCTTTCGCGAGCATGATCTTCGCGCGAAGGCCGGCGATCAGGTTCGCCAGTTCCGCTTGCGCGAGGTCCTTGTCGACCGCAGGGTCGTTCGCTTCGCGCGTCTCGGTTATCAGCGCCGTGATGCGCCCCATCTGCTCTTCGGCGTCGTGCAGCGACTTCTCGACTTGCGGCTGCGGACGCTTCGCGCTCCATAGCGCGGCCTTCGCCCAGCCAACACCCACAGAGAGTGTCGAGCGTACTTGCCGGCGAATCGGCTTTTTGATGCGCGCCATGCGCCACAGCCGCGAGATCACGAGCTGAAGCGTCGCGGCGAAATCCTTGTTATCCGGGTTAACGGAGTCGCCGACTTGCTCAGCCGGCTTGCAATTCACGTCGGGGTTCTGCGCGTACAAGAAGCTCGTCATGATGTCGATGTACGAGCCGATCAGATTCGCATCCGACGCCCATGTCGGATCCGCGCGGCCGGCCGCATACCTGCGGTCCCGTGCGTAGATCGCGCGCTGCGCTTTGTCGAACTCGCGAGCGACCGAGTATTCATTCCAGTATTGCTTGACTTGCTTGCGCTCGGTTTCCTTCTGAGCGTCTTGCTTGTCTTTTGAGGCTTGGCGAATGCCGTCGTTCACCGCGCCGAGCGGTCCACTGTCCTGCGCGTCGTTGCCCGCGGTATCTGTGTTGCCGATGTCGCCGACTAGATCAGCGGCGTCATCCCCAGTGGGTGCAGCACTCACGAGGCGTCCTTAACGCCTTGGCTCACCGCGTCGAACGCGCCGCCCTTCGCGGACTTCTTCTGCATTCCCATCTTGCGCATCTGAATGCCGACACGCACTGACGGCGCACCGTTCAACGAGTTCTCAGAACCGACAGAATGCACGTGACCTTGACCGATGACATGAAACACGTCGCCGACTTTCGGTGTTTCCGTGACGCCCATCTTCGTGAGTGCGTCCTGGTCGAGTGAAATATGGTGATCGTACGAGTACGGGTCCGGGCTCAACTTGCCGGGGTTCGTGAGCGATACTTTCGGTTTCGCCATGTTGGCAAGCTTGACGCCAGCGATCGTGCTCATATGGACTTGCGAAACATGTAGATAGCGAACGCCGCGGCAACTACGAAGGCGATGATGAAGGCCGCGGTAATCACGGCTTACAGCTTGATGTAGCCGATCTTGTCGAGGATCAGTGTGACGACGCCGGCCAAGCTGCCGAAAGCAACGTGGTTCGCAGCGAAGTACGCTTTGATCTTGGCCCAGTCGGTGACTGCGGCAGCTTCGAGCGTAGCGATTCGCGCTTTGACCGCGGCGATATCGGCGTCGATCGTTTGCCCGATTGAGGCGGCGGAAGCAGCGGTAGCGGCAGCAACGGTAGCGGCAGCGGAAGCCGCAGAGGCGGCAGCGGTCGTATCAGTCATGGATTGATCCTCGTGGCACGTTTCTTGCAAGCCCGGAGCATAACCCGTTGGCACAGTTCTTGCAAGTTACCGATATCGGATCGTCGGCTTCGGTTTATCCTCGTACTCGATCCACGCTGCCGTATAAGGCTTTATGCCCTCTTTCCGCTCCATCTTCGGGTTGTCGGGCACCCGGAACTGATCGAGCCCGCGACCCGCTAATCCGCACACGTCAGCCGCGTCGTCCCATCGTCCCGCGGGCAGCGCGCAGAGCTGTTCTATTGCACGCTCCGCCCATGCTGTGCGGGGCCAGAGTACTTTACCCATTGCGGCGCGGGCGCAGAAGGCCGAGATTTTCGCGATCTTGTCCTGCATTGAGGGTAGAGATCGTAGGTCAACGTAAATTTTTCGGCGTCCATCCTTAGCCGCTTTAGCGTTCCACTCGCGGCACGCAACATTGAAGCCAGGACGAATTGCCTTGTCGATAACCCCACCCTCATTGAAGCCGAGCTGGATACGGTAACGATCAACCAGTTCAAGCATCGCCGCGATGCCTTTGCCCGTGTCGACTTGCTTGTACCACCAGTCGATCGCGTAGAGATTGTCTTCGTGGTCGTTCGCGAAGACGCCGTGTTCCGTGAAGTCATTTCGTCCCTCTGTCACTGCGAAGTCGCTGCAAATTATCTTCGATCCATTCCGCGCGGTCTCGGGCACGGTGTCGTAGTAGCGTACCATGTCGCGCGTAAATTTCCCCGAGCCTTGCGGAGTCGGCCGCTGCTGGTACAAAGACGACCACGTTCTCTGCCGCGTTGGCCCTTCGCCAAACTCGAACATTTGCCAGTGTTTCGTTGAGTAGTATTCCGGCCATAGGTATTCCCCGTATTCACGCCCGACAGGATCGTCGGGGTGCTCGCACTTCGCGGGAAGGTTAACAACTTCCCAGTACAGACCGTCGCGGCACAGGATCATGCCGCTCTCACCTTTGTAGTCGAGCGGCAGAATCTCACCCATCAAGTCTTGCTCGTTCCAGCGGGTCATGACGAAGATGATCCACGCGCCTTCGAGCAAGCGCGTGAGTAAGTCGTCCTGGTACGCGTTGAGCGTGCGCGAGCGCTCGGCTTGCGAGTCGGCTTCAGCGCGGCCGGCAACCGGGTCATCTA